GTAAGTAAGTTCTTTGGAGAAGACGGAGACCAAGCCGTTACCAGGGCTTATTCATCAGACCTTAGACAGAGTATGTATACAGAGATTCTAACCGTGATACAAGAACTTGACAACGAGATGGGCACAACGCTCTATCAACAGATAGACACATTTACTAGACCACTAAAAATCGTCAGCAAAATCAACGGGAATGAAATTCACTTCAAAGGTATTGGTGGTGCCGACCTTGAACGAACAAAGGGGTTTACTACTAAAAAGCCGTTATCTCTTATCATTGTGGATGAAATGCAACAATTAGAATCAGAGAATAACCTCAAAGAAGCATTAGATACGTTCGTACGTAAGATTAAAGATGACGCTAAGATTTTAATGTTATTCAACCCTAAGAGAAGGGCGTCACATTGGGTTAATGAGTTTTACCGTATCAAAGAAAATAATGATGATAGGTATTTAACCATTCACGCAACATATGTTGACATCGCTCAAAAACTTAACAGACATGCATTATCTAGCATTGAGGCAGAAAGAGAAATAAACCCTACAGAGTTTAAACACCGTTTCCTAGGAGAGACGGAGGGTTTGTTTGGTGCGGTTTATTCATCTTTTGACAGAAGCCAACACTTAATCAACGAAGATTTTGCTAAAGTGTTTGTTAAGAACGTAGGGATTCACGCCTTCCTCATCGGTGCTGACCCAGCGAGCACAAGAGACGCTACGGCACTTGTACCTATTCTACTTCTAAAAAACGGTCAAATGGTCGTTGTGGACTACTTCTACCACGAACCGCAGAAGAATGGACCCGTTACAAACGATAAACTTACACCCATAATATTCAAGTGGATGGAAGAAGTTATGGTAAAATGGAACGTTAATAGACGGATGCGTGTAGAGATGGTATTTGATAGCAACGCAGTATCACAAGATTTAATGAATACAATCTCATATAGGGCACCATATAATGTAAAATCATCCGTATACTCTCAGAAGAAAGTTGTACAGATGGCAGATATTATTAGAGACAGTTTCAGTAGAAACCTCATTTACATTGTAGATAGCGGTGGATATAGAAACTACATCACAGGTAAGTTCATGTACAAACTTCACCCACTTGTTAGCCAACTTGAACAGGTTGTGTGGAATGAAAACGGTGACGGATTTGACAAGAACGTACCAAATGACCTTACAGACGCTTTAACGTACGGAACAGTGTTCTATTTGAAAAACAAAGACAATATATATTTCCCTACACCTAAAAGATTTTACAATCCAATTGAAAAGGAGGGTTACGATGCCGACTCCTAACCCGTTTAATCATACAGAAAGAAAGCTAGGCAGCACATCTCTTGAACCGTATAGAACGTATACGGTACCTTCTAAGCAAGATTTCTACACCGCAGTCCCTGCACAATACAGAAACTACTATAATTGGTTCGTAAGAAGATGGTTTGAGTGGTACGACGGATTTGTTAATGGTTTCCACAACAATGGTAACTCTCCCTTGTTTTCTACTAGGATTGCATATAGTATTGCCCACAAGTTTTCTAAGCAGATTACAGGCGGTAAACTCTTGTTCGAAGACAACGGAGACAACCCAGAGGCCAAGAAAGAAATCATGCGTGTTCTTAGGTATAAGAGGTTTGATAGCAAACTTCAACAAGCGTTTGAATGGGCACTGGCTGGTGGAGACAGCATTCTCAAACTAGACAGTTACAAACGTGGAGAACCTAGCATTCAACCACTTAGAAAAGACGAATATTTTGTAGACGTAGATTTTGATGGAAACATTATCCGCTTTAGCGGTCTTGTAGATAACAAAACAAAGACCAATTTAGTAGCAGGAAATAAAGAATATGCAAACTTCTTCATCATGGAAGAACGCAGATATAATAAAAACGATGAACCTGAGTACAGGTTATCTATTAAACGTGGAACCTCAAATGGTGTATCTTATGGTAAGGGAAATTTTCATTCTGCTGACTATAAATTTACACAACTACCAAATGATATAAGAGACGAGTTTAAAAAAGAGTTTCCTAACACCAATTTTAACGAGTGGGAGTCTATGCCACTTGATGACCTTGGAGTTTACATGATTAAAGCTACAGAGGGAACTTCTTTCCAGCCGTCACTACCGTTTGGAGAAAGTATATTTTCAAACATGATACATCTTCTGATGTCTTACGATTTTTATTACAACGCGAAGATGACAGATGTGTACCTTGGTAAAGGTAAAGTTCTAATACCAGATCATATGAAAAGTCCTCACGAGACGGGGTCTAGACCTTTTAGCGAATTGAATGATATGGTATATGCTAAAATACCTTACGTAGACCCAGAGCAGCAAAGCCCTACACCTGTTCAGTTTAATTTACGCAGCGGTGACTGGACAACCATTAGAAATGATTTACTTCAAGAGATGGCAATGCAACTAAACCTATCTCCTAGAACACTTGCGTCATTCGCAGTACCGGCCGCAGAGAAACCTACAGCACATGAAATTAACGTAGACCAAGACGATACAGCCCTAACAATCGAAGCCATTAGAAAACTTAACGAGGGCAGTATTAATTCTGTCATAGATAGCATTTGCAAGTATTTTGGATTTGAACCAGATACAATTACTGTTAAGTTCTCTAAAATGGGATTAACAAACATGTCCACTATGGTTAACCAAATGACTACGCTAAAAGATAGAAGTTTAATTGATGATAGAACTGCACTTGAATACGTTTTTCCTGATAAAACAGATGACGAGATTGATAAAATCATTGAACGTAAGAAAGAAGAAGCAGAAGAAAAGATAGAACGAGACGTAAAGAAACAAGAAAAAGATGAAATAGGGAATAAAGAAAAGGCTATGTTTGATAACCAAGCAACGCATACGCCTAACCCACCAGAAGAAGAAAAAGACGGAGAGTAACTCCTCCGTTTACGGGGGTGTGATGGTAAGAGCAATGTCACCATCGTTGATTACGGTGAGATGACTACTGCTAACATGGGTTCGACTCCCATCACCTCCACCATTATGCTGGAATATCTCAACTGGCTAGAGCGCTACACTTGTAATGTAGATGTTGCGGGTTCGACTCCTGCTTCCAGCACCATAATTAGGTTAGTATCACTAGAGTCAAACGCTCTCATTGGGCGTAAGGGCAAAAGTGTACAAAAATATATAAAGAGGTAACAATCATGGCAAAGCAAAAAGATTACAAGAAATTTGAAAAGGCACTAGATGGTTTAGGAGATCCAAAACTAAAAGAGAAGCTTTATAATTCTCTTGAAGAATATGAATCTGCTGACGAAGAAGAAGTGCAGGAAAAAGAAAAGGATAAAGAAAAAGAAGAAGAAACGGAAGATAAACCTACTGAGGACAAAAAAGTAGAAACTCAGGAAGAAGAATCTCCCAAAGAAGAAGAAAATCCACAAGGTGACGAAAACGATGAACTTAAAAGTGTTATTACATCTCTAAGTGAAAAAATCACAAGTATAGAAGAGAAACTTGAAAGTACTAAACCTTTCGGAGCCAAGCGTGGAAGTAACCCAGATGATAAGCGTGAAGCCAACGAAACATCATGGGATGAAGTAAAAAACAGACTAAGTAAAAGATAAATAAAGGAGAAATAAAATATGCCACTTTCACCAGCATATACCACAGCAAGCTCACCCTCTGTAGACAGTACAGCAGCAGGCCGTGAGTTATCTAAAAGATTTTTGTTTAACATTGTACAAGCCGTAATGCACCAAGACGGTATGGGGCTTTATGAACACTATGAAACCAGCGGGAACGTCCTAGAAGTTCGTGTACTTCAACACGATGGTATTTCTGCTAAATCACGTACTATCGGTGCCGACGGTACCCAAGGAAACGCTAAGTTTTTCAACGGACTTGACGGAGAACAACCAGCACACGATTCTTGGTTGCTCAAACTTAACGAGTTATTTGACAGAGTTCAAATTATTCCTCAACTTATGGAAGATGTCATTGGTGTTGATATTCTCAACCGCCATGCAGAACGTATTGAACAAAGAGTTAGGCAACTTGTAAACGCATATACAATCGCTAAACAAGTATCGGCCGCACTTAACTATGCTGCAACTGAATCCGATACGTCTCATATCGTTGAATATGATAGTGCTTCTGACGCTATGACTAACGTGTTCTATGATGCGAGCATCCAACTTGATGACGGCGATCCAGACCACAATATCGACGCATTCAGCCTTGGCGGACGTATTGCTCTATTCCGCTCAACAGGTAAACGTGCATTCTTCGATGAAGATAAAAACATCTTTGCCGTAGGAAGTTCACGTGCAGTAGAACTACTTGAATTCGGTTCTGCAGGTGGTCTTGAATATAACAAGATTAAACCAGAAGTAACAGGGTACTTTGGTGAACTTAACCAAACTCCGTTGCACATGGCTGCTGAAACTATTTGGAATCTAGTTGAAGATTACGTAGGCGGAACTTCATTATCCGACGTAATTGGATTTGTAGCCGCCGCAGAGGGCACTGGACGTGGATATGGTGTAAGCCATACCACTAAACTAATACCTACCCGTGGTGGTCAAGGTCTTGAAATGCAACCACTCGTTAGATGGGGCGTAGAAGTATTCTTCCCTAAATCTATTGCACTTATTGTAAACAGTGGGTTTGTAAACCCATCGGCTACTACTCTACTTGATGTACTTGGTACAGAAGAAGTACTGTAGATTTATAAAGGGGTAGGGTTTATCCTTGCCCCTTATTTTTTATTAAGAAGGTGAACCATTATGCCGTATGACGACAAGGATATGTACTATGATAATACGTGGGAGCAGTATGTTTTAAACGCTGATTTCCCTAAAAATAAAATAGCCATGCCACAAAACCTCATTGTCGAGTTAGGTAAAAGCGACTATTTAAAAAAGTTATGTTATGAGGCAAGTGACGATATTTACAACTATATATACCGACACGGGAAACAAGAAACACAACCTACTAAGAAATACGTTATTGAAAATCTAGATGAAGAAAGAAAACTAATCAAGAAGGCTATGTTATATCAAATTCGCTATTCACTAAGAAGTGGCGGTAATATGATTAAAGATATGGCTGGTATTGATTTTAGAAAAGGTAAGGTTATCCCACTCAACGAGCAAAGAGGCGAGAGAGGAATTGCTAAGTCCGCCATTGACGTTCTAAGCCAAAGTAATTATCTTCTTAAATCTACATACATTAACGAGTACTGGGTTGGTTTAGATGAATAACGAACACTTAATGCCTGTACTTCAAGAACATTATGGGTATTATTATGAAAAAGATGAATATAGTGGCGAATTTTCTACCCCTAAAATGTTTGACTTTAATACATATGACGATAGTCAATATCGAGAATATTCAAGCCAAAATCAATCGGGTATAAAGATAACTAACACCTCTATTAGCATTGAAACAACAGATAATCTACCATTTAAAAGTGGAGACAAGATTTTTATACCTAGATATAAAACAACATACAGTCTTAGCGAGTTAGAACTTAGAGAGAACGAATATGCTTCTTTGGTTACCCTTCTGTTTCCGTGGGACAAAAGCACTGCCATCAAACGTCTACACCTTAACAAAGGAAGATAATGGATACTAGCAAGACAATGATAAGAGACATGGTAAGAGCTAGAGACTTGCTAAAAAGAAGCACGCCTGTGGATACGGGTTTTCTAAAACATCACGCAACATTCGGTAGGCTTAAAGTTGATGGTTTTGACCTTATCGTAAGTAAGTCTATTGCAAACTATGTTAAGATAGTCCAAGAGGGCAGAGGATACAACCAAAACAACCGCAACTATATTGGACTTGCAGAGACCATTATTAACAGAATGTTAGCAAGGTCCTATGC